CTTCTATTGAAGGTTCAACCTTACCACCTAATGCTGGTAATGGATTGTTAACAGTTAATGAATTAATAACTCTTTGATTGTTCGTAGGATTAGAACCATTAACTGTCATGTTCTTTTGTGTGACAGTTGTTATAACATTCGGCCCTATATTCGTATTAGCACCACCACCAACTCTATATGAAATAAACATAGTCTTATTTGGACTGACTGTAAGACCTAATGATGTGTTATTGATAAAATCACCTATCCTATTAACTAAGTTTTTATTTACATCAAATTCACAAAGTGCTGAAATATCTTCAGTACCACCACCGAATATTATTTTAGTAAATCCATTATCAGTATATTCTCTAATAAATCTTTGGTCAATTCTTTTAAATTTACCTGGTTTAACAGTTGAATTATCACTTAACCTTGTGTTATCTGGTATAAATAATAAATCATCAGCTAACGCATTAACTTCGTACCATCTAAGGTCTTCATTATAGAATTGACCATTTGTTGGGTTACTTGAATAATTCGTACCATCAAGTGTGATTATTGAGTTAATTGATAATACATTATCATCTGGTAATATGACTTCAAAAAATGGTCTAACATCTGAACTACTAATAGTTCTCTTGAATATCTTAGTGACACCATTAACAACCATTTCCCTCTTAGTAAGAGTATAGTTGATAATATTACCATTGTTATCAACATTTGGCACTACGAGTCTATTAGGAATACCACCAGTAGTAAATGGACTAGAAAAATCAATCTCATCCATAGTTTCAAATATTTTACCAGCACCACTAACTTGTGCACCTCTATCGATTACTGGACAATAACTGATATCAAATGTATCACCTAACACTGGTACCGTAACTGAAAAATCACAAATAGTTACTGATGGTCTTTTACCAGGTACCTTAAGCCCGAATGTTCTTGCCATTGAAAGGATTGAATTTCTTTCTTGTGCAAAATCAATTTGTGTTTCTTGGAACATTCGGTCAGTGTGGAATGAAAGCATGTCCCCAACAGCAGCATTAAGTTCTAAGAGCATCATACCAACACTGGCATCGTTATAGTCATTAAAAATATCTGGGTAATATTGTCTAACAAAACTAAGTAGTTCTGTTCTAACATCAGCAAAGTTCCTAGCGTAATAATTTATTTTTTTAGCCATAATTAGTTTTTTTATACTTGTATAATAACAAAGTCAGTTTCTTGGAAAACACCTTCTGTTACTGTGTAATCAATTCTTATAGTAGTCAAAGCTTCATTTTCTTCTGATTGTTCAACAATAACATCATTTATTTGTAAATTAGGTAAATATTTTTTTACTGTATCGGTAATATCTTGTTTAATAGCATTAAGTGTTGTTGTATCATTTGGTTCAAAAATAAATTTAAGTAAGTCAGTACCAAATTCTGGCATGTAAAGTCTTTCACCCTTCCTAGTAAGTATTAAATGCATCAAATCTGATTTAATAGCGTGTTTATCACTATTATTTAACTCAACAAAGAAACCTCTTTTACTTTCTTGAAATGGGAATGCTATATTTATAAATTTTCCGTTTCCAGCCATAATATTCACTTTATAGATAAATATGATAATAAATATTTTTAAAAAATAAATAGAACAATAAAAAAAGGGGAAATCTTTCGAAATCCCCTTTATAATTATAATTTAAGCTTCACAGCATCACGCATCACATCCACCACCAGCACAGGTAAACATTGAGTTTTCTGGTTTTTTAACAACTTGTGTGTTATCAGTAGCAGAAAGCTTTTTGTTACTACCTAACTTAGATTTAGTTCTAGTGTAGTAAGCACCAGTCTTAAGTCCATTCTTCCAAGCGTAAACTAATGCACTTGAAATTTTTGAATACTTAGCATCTGAATGGTACACATTTAATGATTGTGATTGGTCTACATACTTGTTTCTAATAATAGATAAGTCTAATAAAGCCTTTTGTGGAATTTCCCATACGGTCTTATATCTAAATCTAATATCTTCTGGAATCTCAGAAATATTTTGTACACTACCTTCGTTAGCAATTAATTGATTTCTAACATCTTCAGTCCATAACCCTAATTCATCTAATTCTTCAACTAAGTATTTGTTAACCACAATGAACTCACCATCACCAACCATTCTTGTGAAGATATTAGAAGTGATTGGTTCAAAACATTCAAATGCACCTAAAAGGATTGCAGATGATGCAGTAGGCATAAGACCTAAAAGAAGTGAGTTCATCATTGGAATTGGTTCACCTTCTGGAAGTGGAGACCAACCTTCAATATAAGTCTCACCTCTTGAATACATTGAACCTTCATATGCTGGATAATTCTCACCAGTTTCTATAGCTAAAGCCATTGATTCCTCAACTGCCGACTTATACATTGTTTCAAATATTTTTTCAGTCCACTCTTTAGCTTCCTCAGATTCGAAGGATATTTTTTTCTTAGCAAAGAAATCAGCCATTCCAGCTACACCGATAGCAATAGCTCTTTGGTCCATTCCAGCATTAGCACTCCAATCATCAGACCACTTGTTTCTAGTGATTACTTGATTTAAGGCTCTAACTAAAACTTTTACAGACTTAGCAATACTTTTAACATCATCATGTTCAGCTAAGTTAACTGAAGCCAACGTACATTGTGGTGTATAACCTGGTTTAGAAGCTTGCATAATCTCAATACAAAGATTTGATTGTGCAACCACACCAATATTATCTTGCATGTTTCTTCTATTAGCGTTATCCTTATAAAATACGTAAGGAGTACCAGATTCTACTTGAGAACGAATAATCGCATCCCAAATCTTTCTTGGTTCAATCTTATGACCTAACCCTAATTCGATAGCTTTATTATATTCTTCTTCAAATTCTTCCCCATGGATAGTGTGAAATGGTTTTAACCCAGCTTCTACAATATCATTAGGACAGAATAAGTAGTAAGGTTTTTTCTCAGTAAGAGCTTTCATAAATACATCATCAACACTTACAGCTGTGAACAAGTCTCTAGCTCTATTTAATTCTTCACCAATAGGAAGTCTTAACTCTAAGAATTCAAGAATATCTCTATGCCAAGTTGATAAGTATAAAGCACAAGAACCAGACCTATTACCTTGTTTATAAAATCTCATATGAGATTGTACCATATCAGCAAATCTTACAACACCACCAGCATAACCCTTAAATGACTTTACAAGGCTTCTAGAACTTCTTAACACATCAATGTTAAGACCAATACCAGAACCTTCTTTAGAACCGTGAGAAATCTTATCAAGTGTTGCATTAATACCTTCAATAGAATCATCATAAAGTGTTGTAAGGTTACAAGAAATCATACCATTTCTACCTTCAACACCAGAGTTTGAAAGGATAGGTGTAGCGAAATTAATTTTCTTTTCAGATAATTCACTTTTTAATTTCCTTCTCTCTTTGAAAGAATCTGGGTACAAGTGGTGTGCAACTCTATCATGCATCATTGAAGGTATTTCAATTGGGATACCTTCTGAATTCTTCGCAGAATATTTCTTAAGAAAAGTAGAAGCTGCAAATGTATCAAATAAATCATCCACTGGCATTGTTTCTACTTCCAATAATTTTGATTGTCTAGATATTAATATTCTACCACCCAATACAGCGTAATCTGGATGCTGTATAGATAAATCAGCACACTGGAATGCGATAATCTCATCAATATCAGTAGCAGTCATTCCATCAGTAATATGCGGAACAACTTTTTGAAATAAATGGTGATTATCTACTTTAAGACCCTTAGATTGTTGTTTAAGTCTTGTAAGAATTTTATTAGGGTTAAACGCTTGTTTACGTCCATCTCTTTTTATAATCTTCATTTTATATTATTTTATTTATTATTTTATTAAAAATCATCAGAACCAAAAATATCTTCATGTTCTTCTGGCATCTCAACTCTTGTATAACCACCACCAGTTCTTCTTTCAAAGAAATTATTCTTAGATGATAACCCAATCTTTTTCATATAATCAAGTGGGTTCTTAGTATTGAAGTGTGTTTCACCTGTAAAATCCTTTAATACAACATCTGTTACAAACTCAACATATTGAATCATCATTTCTTTAGTTAGACCTGGTAGACCTTCTGGTAAAGACTCTTCTACAAATTTCTTTTCTGTTTCATAACAAGAAAGAATAACTTCTTTCATAGCTTCTTTACTAGGTTTGTACTCATCTTTAACATATTTATCAAACATTTGTACAGCAAACTCATAATGGAACCCTTCATCTCTAAGGATAAGTTCATTCATCTCAGCTAACCCTGGCATCTTGTTTCTACTTCTAAAATAGAATACACCAGCAAATACACTAGAGAATGCAATACCTTCAACACATGCGAATGCAATTAACTTCTCTACAAATGTACCATTATTTAACCAATTCTCAGCCCATGAAGCTTTAGCTTTTACAGCTGGGTTAGTAACCATTGAATTGAATAAGTCAGTCTTTTCCTTATTATCTTTGATATACGTATCAATTAAAAGTGAGTAACCATTAGCATGTACTTGTTCAATAAACGCTTGATGTTGGTAGTAGTACTTAGCCTCTTCTATATCCACGCTTGATATAACATTATCACAAAGATTTTCAATTACTAATCCATCAGATATAGTAAAGAAAGCTAAAATATTCTTTAAATAAAACTTCTCATCATTATTTAACTCATCATATCTATCTTGAGCTAAGATAACTTCTTCCGCAACCCATGTTTGTTTCTCAGCTGCCTTGTACGCATCCCATAAGTCTTGATTCTTAATAGGGAAAATAGAATACCTCTTCTCTGTATCCGAATTTTTTAAATACATATTATTTTTAATTTAAATTTTGATTATTATCCTCAACTCCACTAGCTTCTTGCCTCTTAATCATCGCATCTCTCAACATGTTAACTCGTTCTTGAGCTTTCACTTCTTTTACTTCTTCTGTTTGAAGGAATGTCT